ATTGTCCGTTCCATCAGTAGGCTGACTTTCCTGGCGAGCGATACCTCAGCTCGTTGATATTGATCTTCCGTCGTGGAAGTTTGAGCACCATCTGCTGGGCGATGGCGTAGCTGATCACCCGATCATCAAAGCAGCCTTCCTGCGCGTTGGTGCTGCCGTTGTCTTCAATGACGTAGGTCTGGCACTCGGCAATGGTGTCCTTGTTGCAGATACCCGACTCGCCATCCCGCAGCAGTGCCGCCAGGTGATCAATCATTAATGGTTTGGATTTGGTCGTGGTCAGCCAGCCGATCCGTTTGGTACGTTTCTGGGTGCGCTGGTCCACGGTGGTTTCCATATAGAGATTGGGGTATTTCAGGTCTTTCAGCTTGGTGATGGTGGTCAGACCGTGGTTGTTTCTTTCCACACCAATCAGGGCATTGTTGTAGTAACGCCCCAGGTGGTTCAACATCTTGCCCAGATCGTCCGGAGCCACATGCCCATGCCAGTGCGCCACCTGGTAACCCTCACGGTCACACACGTCGATAGTGGAGTAATCACCGTGCTTGTGCTGGTCATTGGCCGGTGCCAGCCCTTCCGCCACATCCGATCCCACCACATATTGGGTAGCGGGTTTGGGGTGCTCCCAGATCTGCAGCAGACCCGGCTTGTGCCGGTTGATACCGTTGGGGCTCAGTTCAATGGATTGGGTTGGGGAGTAACACTCAACTTTGGCCGCTTCGGTATGCTTGGGATCGAACACCGGGCGACCGGAAAACAGAAACGCCTCCTGGATATTGCAGGGGTATTCCTGTTTGAATTTGTCTTCGGATTTCAGCTCATAGATTTTCTGGCGACGCCACTGGAGCTGTTGATCATCCAGGTCATACTGCTGCTTCAGGTACTGTTCGTCGGCGTCTGCCCGGAAGTCCTCAGGGATCTCAGAGCGGTATTCGTCCTGCCAATACCACGGTATAAACACCAGCTCAAAATCACCACGGCCAGCATCAGCGTCCATAACGTAATCATAAAACACGCCTCCAACGCCGTTAGCAGTGCTTTCCAATATGACTTCAGTGTCTTTTTCATTAGGTACCGCCTGTAAAACACCCGCCAGGTGTTCATCTGCATTGGGCCAGAAGGCCACTTCCGATCCATGAAACAGCTGCGCCGTGGATGATCGCCCTGCCCCCTTGTTGCCAGCCGTTCCAACCCGATAGCCAGAGTCATGGAAAAACTCCAACAGCTTGGAGCTTTTGTTTTTTAGCGCTCTCTGGGTAAAGATCGGCTGATGCTCGTGGTATCTTTGTACCATATCAAACAAGTTGGCGGTGGCATCCGCTTCATGGGTCAGGATATAAGCCCGCAACCCCATGCGATTGCTCACCAGCCAGTAAAAGCGGCCTTCAGTATAGGTGGAGCAGCCCTGTTGTCTGCCTTTGAGCACCACAATTCTTACCTTACCGGTGCGCTTTCTCTGGTCTTCGATGCGACTGTCCAGGTAGAGCTGAGCCTTGTTCAACTGAAAAAGGATTACTTTGGCGCTTTTGGTGCGGATCTTCAGGCACTTGCTGGCGTAGAACGTAAACTCGGTGAGCAGCCGTTCCCGGGCTGGCTTTTTACCGAGAGCTACCCGTCCTTTTCTTCCAGCCATTCGTCCAGCGTCGGTATCTTTTCCGCTACCACGGTCTGTTCGTGCCGATCCCGCCAGTGGTAACGGTTTTTCATGTACATGATCAACATGGCGGGGGATACATCCTTGTTCATACCTAACGCGCCCTGCATATACTTCTCTTCCCAGAACACCTCCGCCAGCACATCGGCCTGGGCTACGGCTTCAGCAAACGCTTCATGCTTATCGATGTACGACAGAAACGTGTTGTAGCTGATGCCCATCTCCGTAGCGGTGGCCTTACGGCTTAATCCTGTGCTCATCAGCTCCTTCACCTGGTCGCACATCTCTGGCGTGTATTTGCTGTGGTTGGCCATGGTCAGAAAAACTGTTTGATGGCAAAGGCGATAATGCCTGCCGTGGTGGTAGCCGCGATCCACTGAATCACACTGCTGATGGTGGAGTTTTTCAGTACGGCTTTCTCAATGGAATCCAGCCGCTCTTCACTGCGCTTTTCCCGAAGAGCAAGGTTCACCATGCGCTCATCGTGTTTGGCCAGGGTCTGCAGGATCTGGGTAATGCCATCCAGCTTCTGCTCGATCCGATTGAACCGTTCTTCGTCTGCCATGACTATCTCCTGGCCACGCCCTTCAGCTTTTCCAACGTCCGGGCACTGCCCAAGCCCAGCAGGCAGAGCAACAGAGTAATCACCGTACTGGTGTCGGCTGTGGGTAACTGCTGAACCACTTCGGCTTTATCCACAAGCATCAGCCCGATGATCACTACATCACGAACAATCCACGTCCACGCCAAAATGAAAACACACAACCAGCCAAGGGCAGGCCGCCAGCCGGAAACAAACACGCTGGGGTGCTTGGCTTCCTCGATGTTGGCCAGTGCCTGCAATATGTGAGGCTGTTGTAATTGTTGATTGAGCAAGAGCTCTGCCTTTGCCCGTTCTTCATCGGAGGTAAACAGGCTGTCGAGTCCCCCCATCAACGCCTTGGCGATCCCTGCCATGGGGTTGAGATTAATCATCCATCAGCTCGAAATGTGGGTAATCAATGAATTGGTGATCGGTCATTTCGCCGTCCCTGTCCCAGTCACCGCCCCAGCGCAGTTTGATGCCCATTCCCTGAGCAACACCGAGGACAAAACCGGCAAAGTGGGCAGCTCGTTGATCGTCGAACCAGTTGATGGGATAAGGCATCACATCCACTGCCTTACTGGGTAGCTCGTTGTGGTTACTGTCCGGCCACAGTAATTCTGACTTGCCACTCTCAAACGCCAGCGTCTGGGCAGCCTCATTCCGGTGACCACAGATAATCGTGCAGTCATAATGCTCAATCACCTTATTGAACACGCGCTGAAGCCGCTCATCACAAGTCGACAACTGTCGCTTTGACGAAGCGGAAAAGTGAAACATGAAGCCCCTTTTTTATAGTGGTTCAGTTTGGAGGTGCCAAACATAGAAAACCCGGCAATGAGAGCCGGGTTTCTTTGAAGGATTTACGCATTTGGAGAATCAAGTTTTGGGAACTTTCCCAACCTAGAGTTTTACCGTACGTTTACTGACATTTTGAGTCAAGGTCAGTGGTCAGATGCTATTCGTATCGGATACTGCCCGCCTGTTCCAGCAAGGCTTGGGCCTCATCTTCTGCCCGCGTAATCCATTCACTGCACACCCGATTGCATGATTGCTTCCAGCGATACACCGTCCGCTCACTTTTTCCGGTGATATCAAACCGCCCCTTTCGGGATCTCAACTGAGGATGCTGCAGTTCCACCATCAGCCAGAGCCTCAGCAACACCGGATTGCTGCGAATCGGTTTTGGCAGACGTTCATCACTGCGGAACCGGGACTGCATTCGCTGCCAGGCCATGAGCCGTTTCGGGTAATCATCACTGTAACGGATGATCAGGACATCGTGTAACTCCGGGGTCATTCCCTGATGCAACCGACTCTGCCAGAGACCATCATGCCCCAGTCGTTCATCCCGGCTACTGGCCTCACTGCCTGAGACCGTTTTCCGATAGCCAGAATTGATATCCCGATGCCAGCTGACGGAACTCATCATCAACTCCGGCGTCCCGAAGATGCGCAGCAGTGCCTGCTCCAGTGCCCGATACATATCCGTCCTCCTGTTGACTCACTTACCGGGGATAGGCTCACTTCCTGACGATTCATTGTGATCGTTCACCCTCATCCCCGCTAATCGTTCTGAAAGTTGAAACGGCAATTTTTGGCTGACATCTGCTTCACAAACTCCTCGGTACTGCGACTGCTACTGCGCCACTCACCGTCCCAGTAATACCAATTCCTTTTTCAAATTATGAGATGAATCACCTCTATCCTTTGTGAAATGGGAGCCCGGCACAGAGTTAGAAAATGGAATTGGTATAATAGAGCCGGTTGTGCTTATCCAGCTTGTAATAGGTGCCCATCCAAAAGCCACTGGCCCCCTTGGGTGGATGCATGTTCATTCTCTCCAATCCGCTAACCGACAAAACTCTGCCGGTATAATTCCACATCACTTCGGGTCTGTCGCACCAGTTCTTCCTCCTGCCCATATCGCTGGACAAAGCGGCTGGCGTTCACATGAATGGCATCGTCGTAAAACCGGTGATGCCCAGGGCACAACGGCATGGTGTCAAAGTGGCTGGCCCTGCGTCCCATGCCCGTCCCCTGTCGTTGATGATGCACTTCCGCCGGGACACCCGACAGACCATTAATCCGGCAGGCAATGCAGCCCAGTTGTGCCACCACCTGCAGATAGTCACGCTCGCTGCGGGTCACAGGCCGTCTGCCATGCCTTGAGTTTACGGGCCAGGTAGCGCCGGTTGATTTTCAGCACAAACGCGGCTTCGGTCAGCGTCATCTCACGA